ATGAAGGTAAGGTTTACAGAAGAACAGATCATCAAGATTCTCAAGGAGCACGAGGGTGGCAAGAAGGCAGTGGATATTGTCCGTGAGTACAATATCACAGAACAGACTTTTTACCGTTGGAAAAGCAAATATGGCGGCATGGACGTTAGTGAAGCCAAGCGTCTGAAACAGCTTGAAGAAGAAAACCGTCGGCTGAAAGAAATGGTCGCCGACTTGTCTTTGGATAATAAGATATTAAAGGACGTGCTTTCAAAAAACGTCTGAAGCCTGCCGTAAAACGCAAAATAGCAGCCGGAGTACAGGAATGCTATGAAATCAGCGAGCGCCGCGCGTGCAGGCTAATGGGGATCAGCCAGAACAGCAAACGATACAAGCCGACCGATAAAAGCGGGGATACTTTGGTAACAGAACGGCTGAAGGCACTTTCGGTGCGCTGGAAACGATTTGGTTATCGCCGGTTACATGTCATGCTTCTGCGCGAAGGCTTTGAGATTAACCACACAAAAACATACAGGCTTTACAAGGATGCAGGATTAACCCTTCAGAAGCGAAGCAAAAAGAAGAAATATGAAAAGCGCGGCATGCCGGAACGCACCGCAAAAGAAATGAATGCTCGCTGGTCGATGGATTTTGTCAGCGACAGAACCAGATATGGCTCAAACATTCGCGTTCTGACCGTAATTGATGAAGTGACGCGGGAATGTCTGACTCTTGAAGTGGATAGCTCTCTCTCCGGGCGGAGGGTATCGGCTGTTCTAAACCGGATCGCCTTGTTCCGGGGGCTGCCGAAAGAAATTCTGACCGATAACGGCTCTGAATTTACCAGTAATGTAATGAATGCCTGGGCGTACGATCACAAAGTGGAACACATTTTTACAGATCCGGGAAAGCCCATGCAAAACGGCTACATAGAAAGCTTCAACGGGAAACTCCGCGCGGAATGCCTAAACCAACATTGGTTTCAAAGCTTGTCTGAGGCAAGGGAGATAATTGAAAACTGGCGGTTGGAATATAACAGGATCAGGCCGCATTCCTCTCTCGACAACCTGACGCCGGAAGAATATGCCTTGAAACTTTCAAGTTGTTACTAACATTCCCTCTGCGCGAAATCAGGGGGCAGGTCACTTGGTATGCAATAAATAGAATCATTTAATAGTTTATCTACTGATTTCTCTTTTGCCTCGAATGACATATTATGGCCTCCCTGTGCTAATCAATATTTTTACATTCAAATTTTGTCAAATGTCTTAATTGCGAAAGGTTTGTTCACGGCTGATTTACTTACCGTTCGACGAATTGCCGATTATCGCGTAACGAACCGTTTCTATCTGAGTTTCCTAGCATTTCTGTGCCCAAATCTTTGCAATCGCCAATTATTAAGGAATCAAACGCAAAGCACTTTATTTCGACTACTTCATTTATATATTAACAAATTATACCACCTGTTTTTTGAAAACAAGAGCTATTGGAAGGGATGGACCTTATCAAGGTCCATCCCCTACTCTGTTCATGTAGTATAAATCAAAAAAAGGCCAGGGCAAACGCCCTGGCCTTTTTCTCTGTTCCCTCTTACTTATTTTGCATCAAGCATTTACAACCGTTTGCAATCCTACCGCCTGCAGCTTTCGATCAAAGCCTCCGCCGCGGTATACAAATACCAGCATCCGCACCTGCTCATGCGTCAGATTGATAACGTCCCCGTTTCCGGTGGGGTCGCTGCCGTCGCCCTGGATGATGCCTGCCGTTATCAGTTTGTCAATTGTCGGGCGAAACTTTTCCGGCACGTCGGCCAGCTTTTCATAAGTAACCATTTCTTCTTCCTCGCTTTCTTCCGGTTCATAGGCGGGCCGCACGGCTCCCTTGATCAGTTTACAGCTACGTGGCCGCCGTTGCACCTGCCCGCCGTTGGCATCGTTACCGGACCCGGTGTTGCCCTCTATGGCCAGTACACCGCCGCCCGCTGGTTTTTCCATGATCCCGGTATGATCCGTTTCCGCGCCTCCCGGAAAGTCATAAATCAACACATCCCCCGGCTGGTAGTCCCCTGTTACCCAGCACCCGGCAACCTGTGCCGCCCGCATGAGCGCCCCGCACGATGCTGTTCTGGCGGGCAGCAGGTCCGCGGCTCCGGCCTGTGCAAAACACCATTGCACGAACATCATACACCATGGGTTTCCATCCTGCCCATACCACGATCCGTATTTTGTGCGGTTGCTGCCTCTCGGATTTTCAGTATATCCCAATTCCGCCTGTGCAATGGATAGGATTTCACTTGCTTTCGCCATTCGTACCACTTCCCGACGTGTCCGGCTTTAATTCCGTTTTATTTGTGTTGCCCGTAATTTCTCCGATGGTGATCTGCGCCAGGGCTTCTTTCAATTTATCAGATCCGAACATGGCGCCATACGCCACCATGAAGCCGCCTACCAGCGCCGCCACAACCATATACCAAATTACGGCTATACCCCGAATTTGGCAATAGGCGAAAAACACGGCCATTGTCAGGGCCACGGACAGAACCACCACCACAATGTTTGTGGGCAGTTTATTCCATGCGCTTTTCTTGATAACCTCCGTCAACAAATTGACGATAACCACCAGCGCACCGATCACAGCAACCAGTGTCGAAATACTTGTAACATTCATAATTCTTTACCCCCTATAAATCATTTCCAAAATTATTCCTTGCGGCAGCCTCATATGTAATGCCGCCTTTGGAGTTCTGCGCTCTGCTTTTGTTAGTAATAGCTGTCAGCACCACCGTATTTCCTGCCTGACACAACACAATGAGGGCAGACAGCGGATACAGTGCCCCGGAAAAATCCCGTATGACGCACAGCCGCATTAAATACAGCGTTGCAATGGAAACCATTGTGGTCAACGCCAGCATCCAAAATGCGATGGCCTTTGACGCGGTGACGCGCTTTTTCCCTTTTCGTGTCGGCCCCGCCGCGGCCTTTTTAATTCTTTTTCCTTCCATCGCCGTCAAGCCTCCTTTTTCTCCGCGGCCACCTCCGGCAAATACTTCCCTTCCCGCTTGCATAGCAGGTCCAGTTCTTTGATGTACTCAAATTCCTGGTCTATTTCTCCGTTCTTAATGCCCCATTTTCCAATCAGCGCGTTGTACTCCGGTTCCAGGGCGATAATGTGGGCGAACTGGCGGGCGGTGTGCTTTTTGTGATTTTGGCAGGCGTTAGAAAAATCCATGATTTCCTGACGCATACGGTTAATTTCGTGGGTGTCGTTGTTCTTTTCGTGTTCCGTGAAACGCTGGGTATTTTCGGCCATGACCTTTTCCATCTTGCCTTTAAATTCGTCCAGTTCCGCCCCCTGTTGTTTGACCTGCGCCATTACCTCTTTGTTCATGCGCTTTCCAACCCAATTCAAAGCAACGGAAACAGGACATATTTTTACGGGCACCAACTCAACGACAAAAGACAAAACAACCAAAACGGCGGCCCCTCCGCCAAAAAGCTGCCCCAGTGTCATACTCCCCAACATTTCAAGCATTTCCGCATCCTCCTAAAACACAGTGTAGTGCGGGCGGACCTCGCCCCATAAAAAATATCTCACCCAATCGTCCAGGATCACCGCGACAACGGATAGCAGCACCCATATTAAACTGAATGGTAAACATATTTGCCCCCACAAATTGAACGGCATCCGGGAGTAATCCCAGATGCCTAATTTCAAGAACAGATTCAAATAGATACCGGCCAGCAATTCAACGGCGGTAATGGCAACGGACCCGATGATGCCCTGCAATAGCAGCGGCATTTCCCACGGAATAAATTCATTGATGGACCCGATCAGCAAAAACATAACGCCGCCAATGACGGCCATGCTCCAATGAGTACGGCCACCGCTGACCAGCGTTTTATAAATCCATTCAATTCCGTAGTAGGTCAGGCCGCCTATGGCCGCCAGCACCGCGGCTTTAACTAACCGCTTCATAGTCAATTGTGACGGCCTCCACGGCCTCAACGGTGGTGCAGGCCCGGATTGCAATTTCAATCTTCTGCTGGTTCGCCACCAGTGGCTTGACATAGGCTTTAATGGCAATCGCCAGCATAGCGAGGTTTTCAAAGGTCCATACAGTGCATTCTTCCCCGGTTGCGTTCCACGTCAATTCCGGGTTTGCCTGCCCCAGCGTGACCGCCAATTGATAGGCGGCGAGGTTGCCCGTCAAAAGTGCCTGTTTGTCCTCTGTGACACTGTATTGCTTTCCATCCGTCCACGTCAGCGGGTGGGATTCCAGATATTCCGCCAGTTTGGTTTTGCTCTCGGCAATCTGCTGGGCCTGCACGTCCTCCAGTGTGGGCGTGGCAGGTGTGCTGCCGATAATCTCTGCAAACTTCTCCGCCGTAATCGCTCCTGAATTGACCCGTGCGGTCAGTTCTGCTTTTACAGAAGCCTTGCGGGTATCCCTACAGTCAGCCCATTTCTGGGTCCCAGCAATCAGCCGATTGGCCCAGATACTATCCATGTTCATTCCATTCCCTCGCTTTCTGCTCCCGCACTGTCCATTTCACACAGTGCATTTTCAATGCTTGTAAAACGATTCTCAATTGCTGTGTCTGATTCGCACATTGCATTTTCCGCTGTTGCAAGCTGGAACTGCTGCTGTACGATTGTGGTCTGTGTATCCGCCAGTGCTTTCGCCCCATCGAACTTCACCAGAAACACCGTTTCGTAGCCGTCCAGTGCAGGCTTGCCGTCAAGATGGTAAATCGTGCCGTCAAACGTGATTCCGTTACCACTTCCAGAAAGCACCATTATGCCATTGGGTTGCTTGCGGACATACTGCGGGTGTTCTGTAACACCCAGTTCCATCCCGCCAGTCGTAATAACCTTGTACATAATTGCCCCCCTTAAATACAGAAGCCAAAAGCAACACCATATTGGCTTTGGGCAACCGCTATGTCTGGAACACCGTCAGTTTTTACACGACACATATAGGATGCATTTCTTCCACATGACCTGAGCCACCAATTTGATGCTACATCGTTTACTTTTTTTATTCTGCTGGCATCATCCGTAAAAATTGGGTATATGGTTCCCTCAATACCCGACCCGATAGCAAGAGATGCTGTTGAGGATACTTCATCCTCTGCTAGAAACCAAATATCCATTACATTTGTTCCAGAACCACTGCCACCACTCTCGGTGATATAAGCTGACGTCTTATATGCTTTTTGGATAACTGCTCTCAGGTCGTCGGGAAGTTTAGGGTATATTGTATTAACAAGAATGGAAAACAAATCACTACTTGGCCAACCCCCATAATTGGTATTATCCGCATTCATTTTATAAGTAGTAAGTAAGCAGTCTTTCATGATAAAAGTTACGGGGAGAATGGTTCCCGCATTATGGTCATGGTTGAAATCTGCAATTTTAACAGTAATTACTTCACCATTTGTCAAGGTAATTTGCCGCTCATCTCCAATGTTCCATATTGGATTTCCCTCCGCATACTTGCTTGCAGCCTCCGGGGCATACTCAGCTATTTCCGCCCATGATGATGTTGCAAGGTCAACAACAAATGAACAACTGGCATAATACTGCTTTACTGTATCCACCGTTACAGAAGCGCTTTTTGATGTTTTTCCGCTTAGCGTAGCTTCACACAACCATGTACCATAAGAAGGAATATCGAGCATGCACATTCCATCTTCACCCGCCGATCCTGTGATTGTTTGCCCGCTGTATGTAGCCGTGACCGTTGCTCCGGCGTTCGTTGTCACCCTAATCTGCGGCAAGATACCCATGGATGGTAACTGCCTGCTTGGAACTTTCCCGTTTGCATTCAGGGACGCCACGCCGTTGGCGGCGCCCTTCTGGGTTTCTGCAATATAATTCAGGTCCGGGATGTCGTCCGGGTAAATCTTGCCCGTCAGCGGGTTTTTCAGCGCATAAATGAGGCTTGCCGAAATGGTGATCGTCACGTCCGATACGTCGGACAGTTTAATGGGGATGTTCATCAGGCGTTCAATAAATTCCTGGGAACCCGGCGGGATTGATGCAGCGCTGGAATATGCGTTTTGATAGCAAAACAGAACGTCTTTTGTGCGGTCGTTCGGGTAATCCGGGTCCGCGGCAAACAGTCCGATTTTCCGCCAGTTAAATGCGGTCGTAATGGTCGCATTAGTAAACGGCGCAGTTACCACTATGTAATCCGAATATTGTTTAACCTGCTGCACCTCCATGGTGACAAGCGGATTGATCAAAGCCGTGAGGGCTGCAATGGTGGTTCCGCCCAATGAACCATCGCCCATTTGCATTTTGGTGAACTTCAACGTTCCGGTTCCGATCGGCCGGTTATGCAGGGCTTTTCCCGCGTCGGTGTAAATAGGCCCCTGAAAACTCATTCTTTCTCACTCCTTAACTTCTCATTTGCGGAAGTGTCAAACTGTCGCTGATCCATATTGCCATGGCCGTGTGTATTGTCATTTCGCCGGTGTCTGCATTCACCACAACGCCGTCCAGAATCGTGGACTTTCGTTTGACCGCCGCAATGGCCGCGGTAAACTGTGCGGCCATTTCTCCGCTGACGCTGGGGTTTGTGGTATAAACGCGGAAATGGTGATGTGATCCGCCGTATGCGTACCACTCCACCACTTCGCCGTTTGAAAAAATAGCCTCTATGATTTCCTGCAGGGCGCCCGCGGTGCCCGCCTTCATGTAATAGGGAATGGCCGCTTTCAGCAAACTGCGTTTGACACCGATTGCATAACTCTCTGAATAGTTCGGCACCCGCATTTCCGCCGCGAGGGCGTCCAGTTTTGCGTTGTCCAGTCCGTCAATGTTGGACCAAACCATGGTCCCGTCCGCCGCCGTCATGAGCCGCCAGACCTGCTGCCGGACGGCATATGCAAGCGCCTGCGTTTCCGGTGTTGCGGTCATGTACTCCGGCAGCAGGTCCGCAATGCTGGCATTGTATAGGTTAATCATCTTCCAGCCCTCCATATGTCACGGACGTGGTTCCGATTTTCGCCACCTGTGTTGCTGTGATCACCGTATTAACCGGCTCTGTAATGGTCACGCGTTTGGCCCCGGCCTCCATGATCCGCCGCGTCAGTTCTGCCGGGTTGATGTCCCGGCCAATTTTGCGCTGCCATGACACATAAGCAGAAACCGCAGCATTTACGGCGGCTTGAATGGCCACGGCCTGGGCGTTGTCGCTGGTATTCACGAAATATTCCAGCGTTAGATCATAGGACACTTCCGTGGGCGTTTTTATTTCCACCTGATCCGTCATTGGCCGAACGTCATCATCCAGAAATGCCAACAATGCGGCTTGCACTGCCGTGCTGGGGATGCTCCCGTCTGCCATAAGAAAATAAATATTGACGACGCCTGCAGACGGCACCACCACTTTAATGTCCGTAATGGAATTGTTGAAGGTATTCACCAAATATTCGTAGGCGCCTTCCGGTCCTGCGGTGCTGTAACCGCTGGGCGCAATAAACGCCCGTTCCCTCAAACTGTCGTCGTCCTCAATATCCGCCCCGCCCTGGGTGTCCACCGTGTTGGTGACGGCGGCCACATACGCGATGGGGTCCACCAGCGTGGCAAGGGCGCCCGCCGGAATGGCGTTCCCGATTTCTCCGGCCTCCGAACAAACCGCCGGAATATCCACCGTCAGATCACCCGCCGCAATCTCCGCATACACCGTCGTTTGAAAATAGACGTTTTCCGCATTTGTAACGCGGGTCCCCAGCGGGATGGAAACCACGGACCCTCTAGGCGCCGACAGCGTAAAACGCAGCGTCGTGGTTGCCGCGGACGCCGGTTCCCGGAATACCTTTTTACTGGCCACCAGATTTTCCAGCGGGGTGCCATAGGAATATTTCAGGGTGTTGGACTTTCCCGCCCGGTCAATGTACTGGGCCAGTTGGTACAAAACGCCGCTGATTGCGTACAGCTTCAAGGTGTCTTCATCCGCCGGTCGCAGCGTAATGGTGGAACCTGTCAGTTCCAGATATTTGGCGGCATAGTCGGCCTTCATCCGTTCCATGATCTGGTCGGCGGTCATGTCGTCAATAAAAGAAATTTCGGGGATTTTTTCAAGGCTTTCACTCATTGTTGATCACTTTAACCTTTCCGGCCAAATTTTCACCGTCGCCAGTCCATGTGATTTGCTCAATTCTTGCCTCCGGCACATAGGTGGCCGCCTTTTTGACGATCTCCGCCTCCATGAGCGCTTTTGCAATTTCCGGCGGGCAATCCACGCTTTCCCAATCCAGCCCGAAATCACGATCCATTCCCACACTGCCCGCGCGGGTAGCAAACAGGGTGTGCAGGTTTTTTAAAATATGTTTGCGTTCCTCCCCCGTTAGGCCGGAACTGTCAACGGTCAAAGTTGCCATGGCTGTTTCTCCTTTTATGCGTATTCCTCAAACGTCAGCGACACGGACGCACTAAACAATTCTCCGCCGCGGTAAACCGTGTCCCACTCGCTGGATACGTCCGTGATAACAAAACGGTTTGATCCAATCGGGCGGCCTCCAATAATAAGAAATTCCGCGGTTCCGCTCTCCACCATTTTTACAATGGTTTCAATCGTCTGCCGCGGCTTCACGCCGTAATCCGCCCGCAGTTTGATGCTCATGCTGAATCCCTGCAGGTCCGCGCCGGAAAATTCTTTTTTTGGCTTTGCACCCACAACTGTGTGATTGTTCCAGCGGCCCTTTGCAGTGTGGCTCATTTTCTCTGGCGTGAACACGCGCTGGCTGCTGGTTTCAAAGATCAGGTTTTTTCCGAATGTCCCGATCATGCGGGGCACCTCCTTTTATTTCGGCGTTGTGGTCCCGCCGCCCAGGCTGTCGGTATGTGTGTGATTTTTCAGCGACGTACCGCCCGCTGTTACGTCCCCGCCCGCTGTAATGCCGCCCGTGGCCGTTATAGAACCGTTCACGGTCAGATTCCCGTTTACGGTCAGGCTGCCGTTTACGGTGCATCCACCGGCCAGCAGAATGGCCGCCGCCAGCAGCGTGGCCGTGCCCTCTGAATATTTCAGGTATGCCGTACCTTTTGACGGTGCCAGTTCCATGCGAAACAGCCCCGCCGCGCCCTCCGCCGGTTTGTCGTTGTTGGTCCAGTATTTCCCCAGGATCAACCCGCGGGTGGTGTTCGTGTCCATGTGCAGCACGATCACCATATCCCCCACGGCTGGCATTTTATAAATTTCCTGCAAAAATGGAAAATCCCGCGTCACCGACGCGTCTTTGTCCTGATAGACAACGGACACGGTGCCCGCGGCATATTTTATGGCAGAGATACGCCCCGCCCGGATTGATATTCCCATGGTTATGCCTCCAATGCGTTGGCCGCCGCGATCAACAGCTGATCCAGATTTGCCAGGGATGAATACTTGCTGGCCCAATAATCCGGGCTGTTCATCACCTTATAGGTCGTCAGAACGTTGCAGGCCGTCACCGCGTCGGTTACTCCGGTTCCTCCCGCGTTTCCTTTAATCACCGTGGCCATATTCACCAGCAGCAGTTCAAGGCTTTTCACGTCGCCTTTGTGGGCCACCCAGTACGACGGGGTATTGGTGATGCCCAGAGCCGCCAGCTGTGCGCAGGCGTCCACCACCACGGCGTCCGTCATGGCCGCAACCAGTGACAGCGACAAAGAAACCGTGTACCCACTACTTCCGATGCTGTGTTGCGCCTGGTCAATGTAATACTTCCCGGATAGCTGCCCCAGCCCGGTAACTGTGATCGTCTGGCTGGCAATCAGGGAGGCATCACCCGGAATGGTTAGTGAAACTTGCGTAATGGAATGGTTGGCGTTGTTGACTGCTGCTGTGATCTGGCGCTTTGCGTCGGCTTCATCGTCCGCGGACTGATTCAATGATAAAATGCGGGTCCCGGTCCCTATCTCCACCACAATGTCTTTTTCCGTGGCCGGATCGGTATACTGAATTCTGCCGCCGGTGTAGCTGCCCGCAAGGTCAGACGTCAGATTGAAATTTTCGCCCTGTCCGCCGGAAATGCGGATCGTTTTCACCGGGTCTTTTTTCTTGTATGCCTCCCGGTCAAATATAACAATCTTCTTTCGGTATAGCTTCATGGATAGGCCGTACTTTTCGCACAGACTGGACAAAAAAGCGCTGTCCGTTTGGCCGCTCTGTTCCAACGCCTCCACTTTGATTTCGTCGCCCTCATAAAAAAGCGTCAGGGAATACCGGGCGGCGATTTTGGCCGCTATGTTTTTTACTGTGGTTTTGTTCCATGTGGCGGTCCGTTGCGTTTCATTGATACCGGTGTCTGCAGGCGTGGCCACGGCGCCGATGGTAGCGGTGGAGGGGAACCCCGCCGCGCTGAAACCGTCAAGGGTGAATTCCCCGCAGTCCAGCGTTTTGTTGTCCCCCTCCGCGTCCCAGTCCTTTTGCGTGAATTTGGCTTTTACCAGGCGGCCCTTCGTTGGCTCCCGTGCCCCCAGCCATTCGCCGGTGGCATTGTTTACCGTCAAAGAAATATTGTCCGCCTGTCCGGTGGCGTTGTCGGTGAACGTGAATTGCTCCACGCTCCCCGCCAGCGTCCCACCGACGGAATATTGAACGTCAAGATCGGTCCGTCTGGTCCTCATGTTGCCGTCCTCCATTCCGGTGTGGTGTCGTCCGTCGTGTCCTCCGGCAAATCCGGCACCACGACGGTTTCCCCGGCGTCAAACATGAATACATCTAACAGGGGAAAATTTGCAGCCATTAAAATGCCGATATTGGCCTCTTTGCCGTAAACAGTTTTTGCGATGGTGTCCCATGTGTCGCCCTGGACCGTTGTATATGTCTTTGGCATCCTCTATCACCTCGCGCCTGTGTTCCCGCTCCCACTGGGCCATGAAAGCTTTGAACTGTGCAAAGCTGGCTGCGTTGGCCGCCTCAACGTCTTCCCGGCTGGTGGCCCCATAGAAATGCTGGACCGGCGCGAAAACGAACTGTCCGTCTCTTGTCGGCGTGGTCGTTTCATTGTCGCCGCCTCCGCTAAATAACCTTTCAACAACCGCCGTCAACATTCCTTCCAATTTGGACAACGGGGTGACGGCCTCCGGCTCTCCGCCTTCGCCAATCTGGGCCAGCGTGGGAGAACTGACAATGCCGCCTTGCGCCAGGGCGGGGATGGTTTTCATATTAAAACCGATTTGCGCCCCGGCCCATTCTCCCAAAATGCCCCAGTCCGGCAGCGTCACATGAATTTTGTTGATCCCGGTAATTGCCTTGTTCACCATTTTTATAATGGCATTGAACGGTATCTTGACAATGGCCACCAGGCCGGAAAATGCCGCCGCGAAATCTTCCTTTACGCCGGTTGCAAAACCGGATAGTGCCTCCCAGAGTTCCCCCGCCTTTGCTTTTACGGTGTCCCAGTTCTTATAAAGCACATAGCCGACGGCCACAACCGCGGCAATGGCCGCCGCAATAGCCAGAAACGGCAGGGACAACCCTGTGGTGGCTACGGATAGCGCCCCGGCCACGGGCAGGTCTGCGGCCTGTGCCGCTGTCATGGCTGCCTGTGCAATGGCCGCGCCTTTCATTGCGATGGCCATAACGCCCACACCAATGGCCAGCGCGGTAAACAAGGTAGAATGCTGGGAAATGAAATTGACGCCGGTTCCAACCAGCGTGAAAATTTCGCTCAACTTTTCCGCCATGACCGGCAGTTTTTCTTGAATGGCGGGCAGCGCCTGTTGTGCAAAGTCCTTTACCACTGGTAACATTTCCTGCCCCACCTGGGTCATAAAATTGCTGCCCAGATTTTTGATGCTCTGGATCGTATAGTCCAACGTGTCGGTTTGCGTATCAAACGCCGCGTTGGTGGCTCCGGTCGCCTTCGCCATGGCTGCCGTTTTCGTGGTCAGTGCATCGGACAAGTTGCCGGTCAGTCCCAACACAAGGTTAAGGGCCTCTGTGCTTGAAAACATATTGGCCATTTTCGTGCTGTCTCCACCCACGGACTGTGCCAAAGCGTCCAGTGTTCCTTGCAACCCCAACTGTTCAATAGCAGATTGCGAACTTGAATAGCCCATTTTTTTGAATGCGGCGGACATGGCCGTGGTGGGTTTTAGAAGGTTGGAGTAAACGGCTTTCAACTGTGTGGCCACGGCTGCCGTTTCGCCGGTCACGCCGGTGGCCGTGGCAAAAACTCCAAATAATTCATCCTGACTAACACCCAGCGTTTTGGACGATCCGGTGACTTGCTGCATACTGGATGCCAGTTCCGGGAACGTCGTTTGGCCCAGCTTCACAGTTTCAAATGCCAGGTCGGAAACCTTTTGCAGTCCCGCCGCGGACGTGTCGCCATATGCTTTTGTCACGGCAGATAAAAGGTTGATGCTGTCCGTTGTGGTAGAGTTACCGGCCACCGCGGCTTTTGATGCAATTTCCAACTGGGAAACCGCGTCTTTGCTGTCCCCAAATGCGGAAATAACATTATACATTCCGTCAGTCAGGCCCGCCGTGGCTATGCCCGTATCATTGGACACTTTCAGGATGTCTTTGCCGATCTCCGCCGTGCGGGCCGCCACCTGGTCTTTTGTCCCGTCCAAAAGGGTGGCTACGTTGGCCAGCTGTGTTTCATAAGCCGCCGCGCTCTTAACTGCCTTGATCCCGAACGCCGCCGCTGCCGTGGTTGCTGCAGCTGCCGCCGCCGCCATGGTCTTAAATCCGGCGCCAGCAATACCGCTGGCGCTGTTAATTGCTTTGCCTAAAGATGGATCAATGGCACCGGCAATTTTAATTGCCAATTTAAACTCCGCGTTTTTTGCCAACTTTGCCCACCTCCTTTGCAATGTTCAGCATTTCATCAATGGGCAGTCTCAGAAAATATCCCATACCCTCATGGGTGACAATGGATAAGTTCAGCGCTATTTGTCGAATGGCCGCCGGGTCGGCTCCGATCAGCCCTCGACGAACAAAAAATTTGTGACGCGGTTTTTAATCTTCATGCTGTCTTTTCCGTTTAGCTTCATGAAAAACTCAACGGGTATTCCCAGCTTTTGTGCCGCAATGATAAACGCAAAGTCAACGGACGTTTCCGGGACAGGGTACGCAATTCCCTGGGCGGCCAACACACGGTTTGCCTTGATGATGTCCTCTCCGGCTACGTCTTCCAGCGGTGCCATGTCCAGCTGTGTGTAAGTCTGATTTTCAAATTCATAGGGTTTGGACAGAGTAACGATATTTTTTTCCATGTTCTTTTCCTCCTAAAATTAGGGACGGCGGAAAAACCGCCGTCCCTTCGCTTTAGCACAAGGCCATTGACGCGGCCAGCTGGTCCACGCCGTTGATGTAATATTTCGGGTTGATCTTGTCCAGTTCAACCATGGTTTTCCCGTCAAATTCAATCAGAATATAGGTGATTTCCACTTTGACGGACGCGCCCATGGGGCTGCCCTGCTTCACACTGCCGGGGTTAAACTCTTTCAGGGGGCCGCGTACTACAACGCGGATTCCCTTATAGGTTATCCCTTCATTGCTGCTGAATTGTTCCGATGCCCGCAGCGTCAGATCAACCGCGGCGCCCTGGGCCATAACGCCGAAAAGGTCACTGTTCAGGACCCTAAACGGCACTTCCAGTTCCATGCTGCCGAAATGTCCCGGTGTGGGGTTGTCGATTTCGCCCAGCAGTCCAAACCCGGCAATGGTTTCCGTCTGCGGCGCAAAAGTCGGCAGGGTAACTTCATCAGACAGGCCCACCAGCTTGTTGCCCTTTGTGTAAACGTTGGCCATGTGAATGACCTGTGGAATGTTCTGTTCCAT